GGATGATGGTATTCAACTGTATAGTGCAGAAACACCTACTCTTGGTGTGTTTGGAGGAGACGATCAGTTTGAGTACAATACTTTTATACCCACAGAAGCATCTGCTAAAAGAATGAATACAACCCAAGAGGAGTATATAGCAGACTTAGAAACATACATAAAACAAGCGCAAGAAGGACAATCTCCAAGTAGCAGAATGGATGCTCAATCAATAGCAGATGAAGTTTTTAGAAACTCATTTGCAAACATGGTAACATTTGATCCACAATAAAAATGCCGTTTAGTTTTCAAAATGAATTGTCAGGAAATAAAACAATTCCTGATTCTGAAGAACCAAATAAATCTGGAGGATTTGCTTTCCAGAGGGAATTACGTGGGGAATCTATTCAATCTTCAACGGGAATTGCTCCTTATGAGGGTCCTGAGGGTGGACGAACTCTTTCAAATATTGCTAAATCTATACTTCCAACAGTTGAAGGTATTGGTAAAGGAGGTCTTCATTTTGCATTAGCTACCCCATATGCTACGATAAGAGCTGCAATTAATGCTGGTTTAGAAAGAGATTTAGATTTTTTTCCTGAAGAATTTAATAGAATACTTGAAGAGACTGGAGCTAATACAGAATTTTTGGGTATAAAACCTTTTGAGGCACAGACTAAAGGTGGCCAAAGATTTCAGCATATGTTTCATGACAAAGTAATGCAGCCAGTAGTTGGTTACTTTGAAAAGAAAGCTGACAAAGTATTTGAAGAAACTAATGATCCCGCAATGGCTACTACAGTGAGAACTGCTGGAGAGCTTGTATCTCTCCTAGTTCCTATACTTGGTATTAAAGGAGCAACAAGATTAACAAAATCTGTAGTTGATAAAATTCCTGAAAAGCCATTTATGGGAATGGAATTAGGAAGAGGTCCTTATCAAGATCCAGCAAATGTAATAACCTTCAAAGACTTTAACGCTGAGTATGCAAAAAGTATGCCCAAAAATGAAAAATATACATACGAAGGATCTAGACAAGCGTACAGAGAATTTAATAGAAAAGTAAGAGAAGGAAAAGAAGCTAAGGATTCTGGAGTAGAAATAATAGATACTTCTGAGCAAACTGGAGGAAAAGTAAATATTGCAGAAAGCACAATAGATCCTGGAATATTTATATCTTCTTTTGCTGGGCTGATAAACCCTAAAACTAAAAAACCTTACACCGATAAATCAATATTACAAAAATATTTAAAACATTTAGATGAAGTTGAACAAGTCGGAATGGGAAAATACTCCTATAAAACTCCACAAAAAATAGGTGATCAATTTCAAAAACCTCTCAACAAAGAATATCCTTATCCTTTAGGTGAAGTAAAAAGAGGATACGCTCGTACGCTAGCTGAAGCAACTGAAAAAAGACAGGCTTATGAACAAATGCGTAAGCTTATGTGGGGAAGAAAAAAAGAAAATAAAATAATAAGTAACCGTGAATTTAGCAGAGAAGAAGCTGCTTTATTATTAAAAGAAGGTAAGCCAGCTGTATGGTCTAACGATAACCATAAAGCTTATATTGGTAAAAATATTCATGACGCTAAAACAAAAGCAGTGCAACGAGGAGAAAATGAACTTAGTTTAATAGAGGGCATAGTCACTAAAGAAAGCAAGGAAACCGCAACTTCTTTTGGTAAAGGGTTTCGTAGCTATCATGAGGTTCTTCAATTACAAGAAAAGGCCGCAACTAATAATATAATATTAGAAAGTCACTTTGCAAAAAGAATGAAAGTGGAAGACAGTATACTTAAAGATGCTGAGCTTACACCAGAATCTGTTAAAGAAATGACTAGTGGTAGATTTGAAAAAAGACAAGCTGAGAATGAAGCACAAAAAGCTATTGCAAAAGGAGCAAAAGAAGTAAAAACTTTAGATGCAAAAGATATTAAAGAATCTAAAGGCGAACAATTTATAGACGATTTAACACAACGGATGTGGCAAAGCGAGGGAGGTTGGAAAGGAAAAGCAGAGTCCTTCGGAGGAAACATACTTCCTAATAATCGTGGAGAATTGTTAAGAGGTTTAACAGAGGACAAGTCTGCTCTGACCTACGCACACGGAGAAAAAGCTTTAAAATATAAAGGAATGGCTCAAGCTGAGCAATCTAAATTCTCAGTGTTACTTGGCGCAACAATGTATAAGTCAATATCTTTACTCAATCAATGGAGAAACGTTTCTCCAACATTTGCAAAAGTATACGACAGTATGATTTCTCCTGACTTACATCTTGCTATATATGATACAAAGGCTGCTGCTCGTCGTCCAAGAAGTGCTGATTCTTTTCAGACTGAAAAAGCAAATGTAATTGGTACATTCATGACAGCTAGCATGAAGCACAATGGATTTAAAGGATTAAACGAAATATTTGAGTCTGTTAAACCTGGGTTTGTGCCTGCTATACAGCAAATTAAATATTTAGGTAAAAGAATATCTACAGCAGATAATTTAAAAATTATTAGAGCTGTTAGAGGACAAGCTCCTATACCTAAAGGTAAGCTTGGAAAAGTAACTACAGATTTACAGGAATTATTTAAAAGGGCGGATGAGTACGTTAAAAAGGTATTTCCTGATCACGAATCTATTTCAAACTATTTTCCACAATCTTGGAATCAAAGATATATAAGAAAAAATCAAGATCAATTTGTAACTGATCTTACTAACTTTTTAGAAGACCCAAGATTAAATAAATATTTTGAAGACAAGTATGGTACAATCCATAAACAAGAACTTGCTCAAGAGATTACTCTTAATATTATTGGTGAAGGAAGAACTTTAGCAAGTAACAATATTGATGCTGTAATGGCAGATATAAGAAGAATGTCTGGTACTGAAAATTTAGCAGAAATAAGCGCATTGGCTAAAAGAGCTAGTGGTGTAGACCATGTCAGAGTGCTAAGAAATTTGCCACCAGAAATATTTGAAAAATATATGAAAAATGATGCCTACGAAGGAGTACAATTTTATCTAGAAGAAATGGTTTCTAGAGTAGAGTGGGCTAGACGTTTTGGTGAAAATAATGAATTACTATATAAAGGTCTTATTGACGGTATAAAAGAAGCTAATGCTAAAGGACTTGATATAGAAACATTTAGAGTAGAAAGAGCTTTAAGACTAGCTGAAGCTATGCAAGGTGTATACAAAATGGGAGGACACCGAGGATGGGTAAGCACTCAAAGAGTTACCACAGCCGCATTAAATGCTGCTTTATTACCTTTAGCTACCGTAGCATCTCTTCCTGAAGCCGTGTTACCTTTATATAATGGAGGAGTTAAAGCTTACGCAAAAGCAATTCCTTCAGCAATAGAAACAGCTATATTATCTGTAGGCAAGGCCATACATAAAGATTTTAGAATACTAGGAAGACCAGATAAAACAAGAGCTATGATTATAGCCGAGCAAGTAAGAAAATCTGGTGATGTTGCAGTAATGGAAAGAATGAATGCTTTGTTTCAAGGGGATACTAGTTTTTTTAGCAACGCTGTATTTCGTCTAAACTTACTTCACTATTGGACTAAGTTTTTAAATCAAGTATCAGTAGGTGTTTATGATTCAATGGTTAAAGATTATTTTAAATCTAAGGCTGCTAATAAAAGAACGGGTTTGTCAAAGGGTGAAGAAGTTCGTATGGAACGGTTGATGGAATATTATGGATTAGACATGGCTGAAGGAATGGCTTGGTCAAGAGGTGGTGCTAAATTAGAAGGACCATTTTTTGAAAAGATGAAACGCGGTGCTCATATGTTTGCTGAAGAATCTGTGTTAACTCCTAACCCAGCTACACTTCCTCTGTGGCATTCTAATCCTAATTTAGCTTGGCTAAGACATTTAAAAACTTTTCCAACTTTAATTGGTAATAGAGTTATTGCTAAATGGGGACAAGAAACTTGGAAAGGATTCCACGATCAAGGTATGAGGGTATCTGGTGGAAGAGCTGGGATATACGCGTTAGGTAGTGGTATGTCAATACTTGCAACAGCTATGGTATCTAATGAAATAATAGATGAAATAAGATTTGGTGGTAGAGAAAATAATCCACTATATCAGAAAAAATATAAAGGACTAACTAAGACAGAACAAGCAATAATAAGAGCCGTAGAAAGGGCGGGTATTTTTGGCATGGGAAACTTTATATTTGATTCTATATTTCATTCGTATACTGGTGCATTTGGAGTATTTATGGGACCTACTTTTACTAAATCAGAAGCTCTATATAAAGCTTTTGCACAGGGATTGCTTAAAGGAAACCCAAAAGCATTAGCAAGAGAGCTTGTTAAAATGACTCCTATATTAAATGTAAACAAAAAAGAAAGGGATCGAAATATAAAAGAGTTAGAAAAGTTTCTTATTGAAAATACTTTTATGGATAAAACTGGTAGTAAGTAGAGACGATTTTAATGCTGTATAAACATCCCGATACTGTTATTAAAGGAATAGATTTTGTATTATATAGCTGTTCTGGGTGGGCGTGTGTAGCTGCTTATATAGACCATCATTCAACTTTGTTTGCTATTG